AACATTATTAGACGCAAGTATATTATCAGGCGCAACGTCAAGTCCTAACTTGTCAATTGCACACTTGTATTACGAGATACTCGGTTCAGGAAATTTAACTTTTTTCTTTGACGCTGAGACAGATGAGCAAGTGTCAACACAATTTAGTGGCAGAGGTAATTATGGTTTTAAAAAAGAAGAACCAAGAATTAAACAAGGTGATACAGGTGCAACCCTATCAAATCCGACAGGTGATGTGCTTGTATCGTCTGATAGTACGGTAACAAAATATAACATAGTGGTAGAATTTAGAAAAGAAAAGGGATTTACAAATGGCTGATACGGTTTCAAGTTTAACAATCGCAGATACTTCAGGTGTTAAATTTACAACTAAACTCACAAATTTTTCTGACGGCACAGGTGAAACAGATGTCACAAAAGTTGACGCTTCTGCTTTAACTTTTATGACTGAAGATGGTAATAGAAAAATATCTAAACTATATTGGTCTATTAATACTTCAGATAGTAAATCAGCAGTAGAACTAATATGGGATGGCGCAACAAATGCTACCGCAGTTTTGTTGTCAGGTCACGGTTTTTGGGATTTACGAGCTGATGGTAATGAGATTACAAACAATGCTACAACACCAACAGGCGATGTTTTACTCTCAACAAAAAATTTTGCAAGTGGTGATAATTACACGATTATTGCCGAGTTTAGATAAAAATTTGTATAAATATTAGTAGAGAAATTAAGAGATAGATACTAATGAAATTAATCACCGAAGAAATAGAACAAGCGGAATACATTGTAGAAGAAACTAATGGCAAGAAAAATTATGCCATTAAAGGTATCTTTATGCAATCTGACATCAAAAACAAGAATGGCAGAATGTATCCAAAAGAGATTCTTCAAAGAGAAGTTGTAAGATACAACAGAGAATTTATCAATAAAAACAGAGCATTTGGCGAACTAGGTCATCCAGACGGTCCCACCGTTAACCTAGAAAGAGTTAGTCACATGATTAAAGCTCTGTATCCAGAAGGCAATAATTTTATCGGAGAAGCAAGAGTCTTAGACACACCATATGGAAAAATTGTGAAGTCACTTATAGATGAAGGTGCAAGATTAGGCGTTTCTTCCCGAGGTATGGGCACACTATCAAATAGTCAAGGTGCCAATGTAGTCAATAACGATTTTTACCTTGCGACAGCAGCTGACATAGTTGCTGATCCATCTGCTCCAGACGCTTTTGTAGAAGGCATAATGGAAGGCAAAGAATGGATTTGGAATAATGGGATTTTGAAAGAAGCAGAGGTTAAAGAATTAAAAGTACAGGTTGAGAGTAAAGAACGAATCGCAAGAGCAGAGAAAAATGCTATTGTGTTTGAGAACTTTCTTAAAAAGCTGTAATTTTATAAATAATAATTGACTAATTTTAGTCCATTATTGCAATTTTAACATTTAATAATAAGAGGAAAACTAAATGGAAAACGGTAAAAAAGATGTTCAGGCACAAGCTGATCTTCCTAAAAAGAACGCCGCTCCAGCAGAAGCACCTAAATCTTTAGGCGCAACTATTCAGAATGTTATCACAAAGGCTGTTACAAGTCCTACTGATGGCAAAATTGATTTCGCACAAGGGGTAAACCATATTACTGGTGACCCACAACAAAAAAGTGCAAAACCTGCTGAGCCAATGCAATCTCTTAAAGCTCAAAATGACATGAAACAAAAAGATGAAACTTATGAAGATATGAAAAAAGATGTCAAAGAAGCTGATGAGAAAGAAAAAGAAGATTTGAAAGCTATGGCTGACAAAGAAAAAATGATGAAAGCACAAGCTGACATCAAAAAAATGAACGCTCAAAATAATAAAGACAAAGAGATGAAAGAAGCAGAAGATAAAAAATCAGAAATGATTAAGGCTGAAATCGAAAAAATGAAAAAAGAAATGTCTGATAAAAAAGATGAGTTAAAAGCTCAAGTAGATAAAGAAAAAGACATGAACGAAGGTGAAATGCCTAAAGCTGCTTTAGACGCTCTTAAAAAGTCGCAAGATAAAAAAGAAACAGCACATGATGATAAGAAAGAAATCAAATCTCAAAAAGACAAAGAGATGAAAGAAGAAGCTGAAGACGAAAAGAAAGAGTTGAAAGCTGAAATTGATAAAATGAAAAAAGAACTTGCTGACAAAGAGAAAATGATGGCTTCTTACCACAAAGACATGAAAGAGGAAGAAGACAAGAAAAAAGAAATCAAAGCTTCTGCTAAAGATAAAGTAAAAGATATGGACATGAAAGAAGATGTTTCTGCTCTTACAGATGGTGAAGAACTATCGGAAGAGTTTAAACAAAAAGCTGCAACTATCTTTGAAAGTGCTGTAAAAGCAAAACTTGTAGAAGAAATTGAAAAATTAGAAAGCGAATATGAGTCTAAGGTTGCTGACAAAGTTGAAGAAACTAAGGAAGAAATCGTAGAAAAAGTTGACGCTTATCTAAATTACGTTGTTGAGTCTTGGATGAAAGACAACGAACTTGCTATTGAAAAAGGTCTAAAGTCAGAAATTACTGAAGACTTTATCGGTGGCATGAAGAAACTTTTTGAAACTCACTACATTGATTTACCAGATAGTAAATTTGATGTTGTTGAAGATCAAGCTGCAGAAATCGTTAAGTTAAAAGAAGATATGAACAAAACATTGGAAACAAATGTAGAGTTAAATCAAAAGATTGGCGAATTTGCTAGAGATGAAATTATAAATGACGTTTCTAGTGACCTTGCTGATACTGAAGCTGAAAAACTTAAAGGTTTAGCAGAAAGTATTGAATATGTAGATGCTGCTGATTACAGAGGAAAAGTAGAGACTCTAAAGAACTCTTACTTCCCTGCTCAGAAAGCAAGTGATAACGAATCTAATGAAGTAGCTGCAACATAACCGACTGCTGATGTTGATTTATCAGAGTCTATGGCTGCATATACAGCTGCAATTAGTAAAACAAAAGCTAAGAAGTTATATTAACTTGTTAGTGGTTTAATTAAACTAAAAGAGAAAAAGGAGAGATAAAAATGTTTTTATCTGAATCTATACAAAACAAGTGGCAGCCTGTTTTAGACCATCCTGATCTTCCAAAGATCAGCGATAGTTATAAAAGAGCGGTCACTTCTGTTGTTTTAGAGAACCAAGAAAAATCGTTAAAAGAAGATGCTCAGTTTATGACTGAAGCAGCTCCTGCTAACGCAACTGGTTCATCTATACAAAACTGGAATCCTATTCTTATCAGTTTAGTAAGAAGAGCTATGCCTAATTTGATTGCATACGACATATGTGGCGTGCAACCAATGTCTGGTCCAACTGGCCTAATATTCGCTATGAGAAGCAGATTCTCAAGCCAATCTGGTACAGAAGCTCTTTTCAACGAAGCTGATTCTGATTTTTCTGGTAGAAATGCTGCTGGATCATCAACGAATACTGGATTCTCACAAACTGCACAATCAGGAGAAAACCCTGCTGTGCTTAATGACGCTCCAATCCCAGGTGCAGGTCCAAACTACACTACTGGTACTGGTATGACTACAGCTGCGGCTGAAGCTCTAGGAGATGCAAGTGGTAATTCATTTGCTGAAATGGCATTCTCAATTGAGAAATCAACGGTGACTGCTAAGTCAAGAGCTCTTAAAGCGGAATACACTATGGAACTTGCACAAGACTTGAAAGCAATCCATGGTTTAGACGCTGAAACTGAATTATCAAACATCCTATCTGCTGAGATCCTTGCTGAGATCAACAGAGAAGTTGTAAGATCAGTTTACAGAGGCGCTGAAGTAGGTGCTGCTGATAACGACAATTCAGACGCTGCAATTAACACAACAACTGCAGGTATCTTTGATTTAGATACTGACTCAAACGGAAGATGGTCTGTTGAAAGATTCAAAGGATTAATGTTCCAAGTAGAGAGAGATGCTAACACAATCGCACAGAGAACAAGAAGAGGAAAAGGTAACATAATTATCTGTTCTTCAGATGTTGCCTCTGCATTACAAATGGCTGGTGTTTTAGACTACACACCTGCGTTAAACAACAATTTAAATGTTGATGACACAGGAAACACTTTTGCTGGTGTATTAAACGGTAAATACAAAGTATATATCGACCCATATGCTGCAAACTTGGCGTCTAACGCTTCACCTGCGAAACAATACTATGTTGTTGGTTATAAAGGTACTTCACCTTATGACGCTGGTATTTTCTATTGCCCATATGTACCACTACAAATGGTAAGAGCAGTAGGACAAGACTCATTCCAACCAAAAATTGGTTTCAAAACTAGATATGGTCTAGTAGCGAACCCATTTGCTGGTAGCGATGTGACTGGTACTGGTTCAATCACAGCTGATGGCTTAACTGCATTATCTTCTAACAGATATTACAGACGAGTACAAGTTGCGAACATCATGTAATAGTTTGTGAAAACAAATTACTAAAGAGGGGGCTTCGGCCCCCTTTTTTTTAGCATAAATAAAAGTATGAAATATCTAATAATAATCTTAATTTTCTTTCTAGTATCTTGCACAAAACAGCCTATTGATATATGGGATAAGTTTTTTGATAAAATAGATAACATGAAAGAAGGCGAACAATTATCAGAATCAGATCAAAAACTTATTATAGAAGCCACAGAAAAAGAGTGGCAAGAAGTAGATAAACAAACAGATAAATAGTAGTATGACTACTACAAACGCAAATAATAGACAACCTACTAAATTTGATTATGCAGAACCTACAAAGTTTAGGTTTGGTGTTATTAAACTTCCTAAAGTAGAATTTTTTTGTACAGCTGCAAACATACCTGGTATATCAATAGGACAAGCAAATCAACCCACACCTCTTAAAGATATACCTATCCCAGGTGACAAATTAGATTATGATAATCTTAATATATCTTTTTTAGTA